GGGGAGGCTGAAGCATGATTGACGCCGTTTCCGCCGCCCTGCTGGAGCGGACCTATTTCCACCGCCTGAACGCGTTCCGGCCCCTCCCCGAGGGAGGGGAGGAGGCCGTTTATATAGATATCCCCTGCGCCCTCAGCCGCTCCGCCATGGTGTCCGCCCCCGCGCCGCCGGACCGGGACTATGTCCTGCCGGAGGCGCTGTACCGGCTGAGCCTTTACACCCGGCCCGAAAAGCCCCTCCGGCTGGGGGACCGGCTGGAGGTCCGGGACGGGCTGGGCCGGGTGTTCCGGGGGCGGGCCTCGGACAGCTTCGCCTATCCCTCCCACTGTGTCACGGTGGCGGAGATCGCCGAGGTGCTGGGGCCGGAGGAAAAAGAGGAGGGTTTGCTGTGAAAGAGATCCAGAAGGCCGTGGCGGCGTATCTGCGGGAGCGGACAGGCCTGCCCGCGGCGGAGGACCGGAGCCGCTGCCGCCGGTATCCCATGCTGGCGGTGTCCGTCCGGTCCGGGGGCGGCGTGGTCATCGACGGCGGGCGGCAGGCGGAGCGGACCTACCTGGTGACGGTCACCGCCGTCTCGGACCGGGACCGGGAGGACACCGCCGCCCTGCTCTCCGCCCTGGTCCCCCTGCTGCTGGCGGGCGTGCCCATGGGGGACCGGACCCTCCACCCCCTGGACGTGGAAACCCGGGGGGAGGAGCTGACCTTCTCCCTGACGCTGTGCGTCCCCCTGCCCCGGAGGACCGGCCCCAACGCCGGGACCGAGCTTGGTATGATGAAAGAACTGCGTTTTGATTTTTGAGGGAGGTTTTCATGGGCTTACCTGAAATTTTTATTGAGTTCCGAACGGCGGCGCTGTCCGCCATCAGCCGCTCCGCCCGGGGCGCGCTGGCCCTGGTCCTGCCCGGCGAGGGCGGGCCGGAGACTTACCGGAGCCTTGCCGCCGTCTCCGAGAGCGGCCTGGCCCCGGAGGATTACCGGGCCTTGAAGCTGGCCTTCCTGGCCGCGCCCAGCAGCGTGCTGGTCCTCCGGGCGGGCAAGGAGCCGGCCGCCGTCTTCACCGAGCTGGAGCGCCGCCATTTCGACTGGCTGGCCGCCCCCGGCCTGGACAACGACCGGGTGATCTCCTTTATCAAGGAGCAGCGCTCCGGGGGCCGGGGCGTTAAGGCCGTGGTGGCCAACGCCACGGGGCCCGACTGCGAGGGCGTCGTCAACCTCTGCGCCTCCGGGCTGGTCCTGGAGGACGGGGCCGTCGAGGCCAGAGATTACGCCGTCCGGGTCGCCGGGCTCCTGGCGGCCCTGCCCCTGACCCGGTCCGCTACTTATGTCAACCTGGCGGAGGTGCTCTCCTGCGACCCGGTGGAGGCCCCCAACACCGCCGTGGACCAGGGAAAGCTCATCATCGTGCCGGGGCGCTCCGGCTACCGGCTGGGCCGGGCCGTCAATTCCCTGGTGACCCTGACCCCGGACAAGGCCGCCCCCTTCCAGAAGATCAAGATCGTGGAGGGCGTGGACCTCATCCGCACCGATATTTCCAAGGCCTTCGAGGAGGGCTACATCGGAAAGGTGCTCAACGACTACGACAATAAGCTGCTGCTGGTCACCGCCATCAACGCCTATCTCCGGGGCCTGGAGGGGGACGTGCTGGACAAGACGGCGGACAACACCTGCTTCGTCTCCCTCTCCGGCCAGCGGGATTACCTGGAGGCCCGGGGCGTTTCCACCGCCGACATGGCCGAGGGGGACATCCTCCGGGCCAACACCGGCAGCGAGGTTCTCCTGGAGGCTTCCCTGACGTTCTGCGACGCCATGGAGGACCTGCGGCTGAGGATTTCCATGTGATATAGTCAATAAACTTGAAAAATAGCAAAGCTATTTTTCAGGCGGGCGATGCCCGCCGTGCGCAAAGCGCACAGTGATTGACTATGAAATTCAAATCAAGGCCGCTTTTGCGGCCTGTCACAGCGCATGCGCGCTGTGACACTTGAAAAGTGGCTTCACCACTTTCCAAGTTATTTGATTATATGACAGGAGGAACGTACAATGGCTGAGTTACAGGCGAACCGCACCCTCTCCGGCTCCTTCGCCGAGGTCTGGGTGGACGGGGCCCGCATCGCGGAGCTGAGCGAGCTGACGCTGACCGTGAAGCTCCAGCGGGAAAAGGTCCAGTTCGGCATGGACGTGGACACCAAGATCACCGGCTATTCCGGCGAGGGCACCATGACCGTCAAGCAGGTCTACACCCGGTTTTACGAGGTGCTGGAGCAGGCGAAGCAGGGCTTTGACAAGCGCTGCACCATCACCTCCGCCCTGAAGGACCCGGACGCCGCCGGGGGCGGCGAGGAGCGCTACAGCGTCGGAAACGTGGCCTTTGCCGAGCTGCCCCTCATCGGCTATAAAATGGGGGCGGTGAACCAGCAGAAGCTGCCCTTCTCCTTCCGGCCCTCCGAGCTGCGCTGCCTGGACAGCATCCAGGCCGAGGCGTGACGGGCCTGACGGACGCCCTGCGGGAGCGGCTCTCCCGCAGGGGCCGCACCGCCCGTGCGGACTGCGGCGCGTTGGGCGTCCTGACCGTGGAGGCCCTCCCCCCCGGCGAGTGCGCCGCCCTCCTCCGGGGGAGCGGCGGGAAGCGGGCCCTGCTCTACGCCGCCTGCCGGGAGCTCCAGCGGGCCGGAGAGGACCTGCGCCGGGAGGGCCGGGTATTCACCCCGGACGAGATCATGGGCTATGTGTCCGACGGGGAGCTGTCCGCCGCCGTAAAGGCCGTGCTGGCCCTCAGCGGCGCGGAGGACCCGGATACGGCGGAGGCGGAGAAAACGGAAGAGGCGGAGGAAGCGAAAGGGGCGGACAGGCCGGAAGCCCCCGCCTCCCCGGCGCCTCCGCCGGAGGCCGGAGAAGCGCCCCCCGCGCCCCCCGTTTCCGGCGGCCCCTCCGAGGACTCCGCCCCGCCCCGGCGGAGCGGCTTCGAGGAGGAGGGCCGGACGGAGGAGGGCGGAGCTTTTGACGGCGGGGACAGGGAAAACCGACTTGAAACCGTGCAGGACTTCGGGGAAGGATTTCCCGAAATCCGACAAGGCTTCGTGCGGAGCGGAGAGGCCGGGAACGGGCCGGGACCGGCCCCCGCCCTGCCCCAAAGCCCGGAAGTCCGACCCGGACCCGTGCGGGAGGGGATTGGAGCGGCCGGACCCGAGGCGGAGAGGGCGCGCGCCGCCGGACAAGCCTCACGTGAGACGGGCCCGGCTCCCGCCTCCCCCCGGCGGGGATCGGAGGAGGACAAAAAACCACAAGGACTTGTGTCCGGGTCGAAAAAACGAACACAAAATGTTGCGGAAGCCACAGACAGGCCCGCCGCCTCCCGGCGGGAAACGGAGGGCCCGGAGGGCGGGCCGCCCGAGGCGGCGCACGAAATCGAGACGGAATTCCCGAAAATGCCGCACGAAATCGAGTCGGAAATTCCGGCGGAGGACGGGGAGGCGGCGCACGAAACCAAGTCGGAGTTCCCGGAAGCGCCGCACGAAATCGAGTCGGAAATTCCGGCGGGGGACGGGGAGGCGGCGCACGAAACCAAGACGGAAATCCCGGAAGGGCCGCACGAAGCCGGGTCGGAATTCCGGGAAACAGCGCACGAAATGAGGTCGGAATCCGCCGGGGCGGCGGAGCTGACGGAGGCCATGGCGGAGCGGGCGGCGGAGTTCCTTCTGGAGGGCCTGCGCCGGGCCGCCGGGGCCAGGTGAGAGGGGGAGCGTCATGAACACAAGAACGGCTTTGCTTTGGCACGACAACGGTGTGGAGCGCATCTACTTTACAGTCAATCCCGCCCGTATCAGCGTCTCCCGGCCCAACCGGAACCGGGTGGCCTCCCTGGCCATGGGCGGCTCCGTCAACATCTGGGCGGGCCGGGGCCTGCGGGAGGTGAAATTCGAGACCTTCCTGCCCGCGCCCGCCTCGCCCTTTTTCGCCGGGGAGGACCCGGAGACCGTCATCGCCCTGCTCAAGCGCTGGCAGGACTCCGGGGACCCGGTGCGGCTCATCCTCTCGGACAGCGACGTCAACGACGCGTTCCTCATCGAGGACGTGACGGAGATCTTCCGGGAGGGGGACCGGGACGTGGGGCTGTCCCTGTCCCTGCGGGAGTATAAATTCAAGTCCGCCCTGGCGGCGCTGGCCGGGGGACGGGACGCCGCCCCCGTCCGGGAGGACAGCCGCCCCGCTCAGACCTCCTATACGGTGAGGAAGGGAGATACCCTCTGGGATGTGGCCTGCCGCTTTTACGGCGACGGGACCCGCTGGGGGGAGCTGGCGGAGCGCAACGGCGTGGCCGACCCCCGGAAGCTGCAAATCGGGAAGGTGCTGGCGCTGTGAGGCTCTATATCGGGGACCAGATGGTCCTGCCCGCCCTGGAGCGGGCGGCGCTGGGCAGAACGCGGAACGACGCCGCGGCCCAATTGACCGCCTCGGTGCTGGCCGCCCCGGCGGATACTTACTTTCTGAAGCTGTCCATGGCGGTGGGGGACCCGGTGCGCCTGCTGGACGACGGGGGGCGGGAGCTGTTCCTGGGCTCCATCCACGAGATTGAGCGGACGGAGGAGGGCGCGGCCCTCACCGCATATGATCGGGGGGTGTACCTGACCCGGAACGAGCTGTACGGCGTGTTCCAGGGCACCGGGGCGCAGATCGCCGCCCAGACGGCGGGAAGGCTGGGGCTTTCCCTGGGAGCCGTGGAGGACGACGGGCTGTGGCGGCGCATCGTCACCCGGGCGGGCCGGAGCGCCTTCTCCATCCTGCGGGAGGCCGTGGGGGAGGGGCGGGTCATCTCCGTGGAGGGGACGGCCCTGACCGTCCGCCGGGGAGGCGGGGAGCCCGTGCCCCTGGCGGCGGAGCGGCTGCTGTCCGTCTCCAGCCGGGCAGGCATCCGGGAGATGGTGAACCGCTGCGCGGTGGTGGGCCGGAACGGGCGGGCCGCCGCGGCGGCGGAAAACGCCGGGGACCGGGCGGCCTACGGGCAGTTCCAGAAGGTCCTGCTCAAGTCCGGGAGCGGCCCGGCGGGGCAGGCCCGGGAGGCCCTCCGGGGCCGGACCATGACCGCCCGGGCGGTCATGCTGGGGGACCTGTCCGTCTCCTGCGGGGGGCGGGTGTCGGCGGGGTCCTCCCCGCTCTTCTCCGCCTGGGGGCTGGCGGGGACCTATACCGTCACCGCCGTAGAGCACAGGTGGGAGAACGGCCTTTTTACCACCAGCGTGAGCCTGGAAAAGGAGGAATGAAGCCATGAACGTGTATTCGGAGCTTTTGGACCTGCTGGTCCGGGAACAGGCGGAGGTCCCGCCGGGGCTGTTCGGCACCCTGGCCGCCGTGTCCCCCCTGACGGTGGACATCCGGGGGACGGCCGTCACCGAGGGGCTGTTCGTCCCCTGGGGAATGACCTTCCGCCGTGAGGATATCGGCCGGGGGCTGGCCCTGCTGCCCTGCGAGGAGGGCTTCCTCATCCTGTTCTTTGTGGAGGGGGTGGGCCGGTGATCTTTCCCGACTGGGGGACCCTCCCGCCGGAGGAGGGGGAGGACCTCCCCCTTCTTGTGGAGTGGGCCGTGGACTGGGAGGCGGGGCGCTTCGCCCTGCGGAACGGGGCGTTTTACACCGTGTCCGGGCTGGAGGCCCTGAAGATCTGGACGGCCCGGGCGCTGCGGCCCGAGAGCCGCCGCTTCCTCTACACCGCCTGGTCCTGGGACTACGGCAACGAGCTGGAGGAGCTGCTGGGGGGCTGCGTGGACCAGGGCATTCTGGAAAGCCGCCTGCGCCAGTACATCCGGGAGGCCCTGCTGGCCTCCCCCTATATCTCGGCGGTAGACGGGTTCTCCTTCTCCAAGCGGGGGAGCCTGGTGACGGCGGACTTCACCGTCCGCTCCGCCTACGCTTCATTTGAGGAAAAACTGGAGGTGCGGATCGGATGAACCGGGAGGACTTTTTATCACTGCTGCTGGCGGCCTACCGCGGCCCCGGCGGCACGGGGGAGGGCTGCTTCGCCGGGGACGTGCTCCGCGCCTGCGCCGACGGCATGGCCCAGCTTTGGAGCATGGACATCGACGGGCTGGAGCGGCGGGCCTTCGTCTCCACGGCGGCGGGGGACTGGCTGACCAAGGTCTGCGCCGACCGGGGCGTGGCCCGGCGGGAGGGCGAGAGCGACGAGGAGCTGCGGGAGCGGGCCCTCCGGCGGCTGGCCGCCACCCCCGCCTCCGGCAACGCGGACCATTACCGCCTCTGGTGCGAGGGGGTGGACGGCATCCTCCGGGTGTCCGTCCTGCCCCTGTTCCGGGGGCCGGGGACGGTGGACATCGTGGCCGTGGGGCCGGACGGCAGGGCCGCCTCCCCCCAGGCGGTCGCCGCCGCCCAGGCCGTGGTGGACCGGGAACGGCCCGTGGGGGCCGACGCCAGGGTCCTGGCCGCCCAGGAGGTCCCCCTGGACGTCTCCGCCCGGGTGGCCCTGATGGACGGCGCCTCCCTGGAGGCGGTCGCCGCCGCCTTCGCCGCCGCTCTGGGGAACTACTGCCGGGACATCGCCCTGAAAACCCGGACCGTCAGCTACGCCAAGGTCATCCGGCTGCTGCTGGACTGCGAGGGCGCGGCGGACGTGGAGGGCTTCACCCTCTGCGGCATGGACCAGAGCCTTTACCTGCCGGAGCAGGCGGCGGCGGCGCCGGGGAAAATTGATTTGAAGGAGGCGCGGCAATGAGGCTGCCGGAATTTCTGACGGAGCTGTCCCCCATCCGGGAGACGCTGGACGCCGCCGGGCGGGGGGAGGCGGCGCTGGCGGCGGAGACGGCGGAGCGGAACCGCCAGGTCATCGTCAGCGAGGCGGAGGACGGCCTGTCCCTCTGGGAGGCGGACTACGGCCTGCCGGACGGGACCGGGCGGAGCCTGGAGGACCGCCGGACCGACATCCTCACCGCCCTGGCGGGAGGGCGGACCCTGACCCCCGCCTATCTGGAGGAGCTGTGCCTGACCCTGGGCGGCGCGGAAAAGGGCGAGGTGACGGAGGAGTTCCGGGACTGGCGGGTGGTCGTGGACGCCTCCTCCCGGGGGAAGGTCCCGCCGGGGGAGGCGGCGCTGCGCCGGGCCCTGGAGCGGCTGAAGCCCGCCCACCTGACCATGGAGATCGTGGTCAGCGGCGAGCTGGAGGGGAAGGGGGGGCGGTACTCCGCCCTGACCGCCGGGCCCCAGGCGGAGCTGTACGGGGACGACATTCAGCGCCTGGGCGGCGCGAGGGTCCTGCGGGTCCGGGGCGGCGGGCTGGAGGAGCTGGCGGGAAACGACGCGTTTCCCGGACGGCTGGCCGCGCGCGCCGCCCTGACGGGGGCGGGGCTGAGGGAGCTGGAGGGGGACGACATCCTGCGGTGCGGGCGGGCCTGGCGGCTCTCCCTCCATGGAAGCGTGATGAAGGAGCTGAGGGCCCCGGCCTCCGAAGGGAAAACGGAATAAAAACGCGGAAAGGGCCGCCCCGGACGGGGCGGCCTGGGACTGTCGATAAACCCGGAAAGCCGATTAGACGGGAAGGAAGATAGTTACGAAAGAAACCCAGGAGGGGTGTCTTTCGTTTTCAATCAACAAGTTTTCAAAACTTCACGGAAGTTTTAAAAACTTGCTCAGACTGTCGAAAAGGTCTTTTCGACAGTCTGAGGGCCGCCCCGTCCGGGGCGGCCTTTGATTTGCCGGAAAAGACTTTTTCGACAGGCTGTTTCTTTTTTCCCAAGACTGTGGTACACTGTCCATAGCCCCGGACCGGGGCCGGATACACATTTTAATATAAAAAAGGAGAACCGCTATGGGCAGATATTTTGGAACGGATGGCTTTCGGGGCCGGGCGGGGCAGGGCCTGACCGCCAGGCACGCCTATGAGATCGGGCGCTTCCTGGGCTTTTACTACGGCAGGGGCCGCAGGGCCCAGGTGGTGGTGGGGAAGGACACCCGCCGCTCCAGCTATATGCTGGAGTACGCCCTCAGCGCGGGGCTGGCCGCCTCCGGCGCGGACGTGTATCTGCTCCACGTCACCACCACCCCCTCCGTCTCCTACGCCGTCAGGGCCGACGGCTTCGACTGCGGCGTGATGATCTCCGCCTCCCACAACCCCTATTCCGACAACGGCATCAAGCTCCTCAACCGGGAGGGCGAGAAGATGGAGGAGGCCGTCATCGCCCTGGCGGAGGACTGGCTGGACGGCCGGCTGGAGCTGGACGGGCAGGTCTATACGGACCTGCCCATGGCGGAGGGGGACGCCGTGGGCTCCATCGTGGACCACAGCGCCGGGCGGAACCGCTACACCGGCTATCTCATTTCCCTGGCCCTCCACTCCTTCAAGGGCAAGCGGGTGGCCCTGGACTGCGCCAACGGCAGCGCCTGGGCCATCGCCCCCAGCGTGTTCCGGGCCCTGGGCGCGGAGGTCCACGCCATCAACGACCGGCCCGACGGCCTGAACATC